CATTAACCAACACATCAATGAGAAGCCCGATATTCGTGTTTCACGAACAGAGGACACTGATGTGTTTGATATTTTCCTTGGATACAGATGTGATCCATTTATTAAACATTTGAAAGATAAGGGATTCAAATCTTGGGTAAAAACTATCACAAACAGACAAATTAATTTCTAGCTCTATAGTAATTAAAATGTCGCAGCGACTTGGTATGGCCGATGGACGCTGTTTCACTATCAATACTTCAGCCCAACTCTTCAACAATTACGTGATGAAGCAGAATAGCATTCCTTTCGAGGACAACTATTCTTACAGGCAACTCCTTCAAAAGCAAGGACCTGAACTCCTTACCCAGATTCAAGATGAACAAGGAAAGGGTAAGTGCAACACATGTGACAAGCCTCTTGTAGATGCCTCCAAGATCTACTAACTGAGCTAAATCACAGGAAAAACTTTAACACCATACTCTAGAATGTCGACATGTGCGATATGTCTAAACGAAGTCAAGTCGACGAGGAACAATCCTCCGATTCGTTGTGGACATGTATTTCATTCCCACTGTCTAGAGAGATGGAAATCCCAAGGTAAAAACACCTGCCCAACCTGTAGACGAGTGTTCGATGTTTCCCAATTTAAGGTAGAAGTTACGATTCATAATAATTATACACAAGTTTCAAATGTCGTGTCATTAAACGAAGAATCTATGCTATCTGTACTAGATATGTTTGATGTTTCGTTTGATGCTGATGACGTCCTAGATTTAAACAGTATTTTATCAGACCTTGGGATAACCCTTGCCGACTTTGATTCCGCTATCCTTGACGCAGAAGGATGAACAATACTTATCGTAACTCAATTGAGTATACTTTCTAGACGCAGTACGTGGATCCTTAATTACCTTACCATTAGCATCACCTAAGAGTGGGCCGGTTGCCCACCCACGTTTATGACTAAATACATTAGCCTTGAAAACTATACGCTTTCCAACTTTGAATGACCCAGCCTTCTTGATTCTAGACTCAGGGACTTTGAAATACTTAGCTATCGACTTAATCGTATCTCCCGATTTAACCTTATATTCGATGACGCCATGTTGTTTATAGAAATGGAAATCCCCTTGTCGAATATAACTGTTAGGTCTCCCAGAAGAGACAAACATCATGATTTTATAGTATCCCTTTTTACATTTTTTGTCCCCATCAACTTTGTATATAGATTTGGGGTTATCTGAAATAACGCGCTTTGGGAGATCTTTGCATGTGGTATAATCATGTTTTACATTGGATAACCCAGACCGATCACCTGGTATAGATTTTTGCCAACGGTACGCTTCATAGTCCCCAACGGCATAGGCATAACAGTTGTTATTTGGTATACCCTTATTTGAACCCCAACGACGATTTGTAAATTTTGGTTCCGACCCACTTAATGGCAGATTTTTGGTCTTGGGCATCTTATACTTTACTCAGAAAAAAATATCAGTAACTAGTAAAAATGTTCGCCAATCTTATCAAGTCCGAAAACAAGTCTGATGTTGTAAATCAGCTTCTCATGTTCGTGCTCTCTATTCTCATCAGCACCTTCATCCTTCGTCTCGTATGGAACACCTCGCTTGTCAAGCACATCTCTGTGCTCAAGCCTATCAACAGCATGCTCGATGCTTTCATCCTGTCGGTTTCCATCAGGGTAATCTCCGGTCTTGACCGTTAAACTTCGGTATAACCAACAGACTTTTTACCATCTGGGTGAATTATGGTTGGAAAACCACTCATACCAGCACAATCACCACTAGCGCAATCGATAAACTCATATTGTTTACCGGAATTTTTCATAAAATCTAATTGCTTACGAGTCCATCCACAGTCCATGGTCCCGTAAACAACCCATTTTTCATTCGAAGTGGCCACAGTAGTGGGTTTCTTACCCATCTCTAAGAGAATGTAGACATTTAGAATGATTAGTACAACGACGAGTAACATTTATAATACTCAGACACTTTAATCACAGACCTTCTTTTTGAGCATATTGCGTTCATCGTTTGATAGTTTATTTACGAACTTATTCATATAATTTTTAACAACCTTCTTAGCTGTGGAAGGCTTAGGGGTCTTGAGAGCGTACGCAACAGCTGGGTCTAATGGTCCATTCTTGAGAGGCCTTGTCTTGTTCATCTTATTCGCAAGTTTTCTCTGGGCGTTCTTTTCCCGTGCCAGCAATTCCATGAATTGTTTATTATTTGCGTTAGACCACTTGGCCTTGGGTGTGGGGGTCTTGGCCTTGGTCTTTTCCCTCTCAGCCTTATTCTTAGCCAGAGCCTTCTCATACATACCCTTTCTCACATACTCACGCTTCTTACCGTTTACGTCAACGAACGAGAACCGTGCATCACGTCCAAGTTGTATCTGACGATTGATCTTTTTCTGGAACTTGGCGGCGTAAGCTTGCAAGTTCTTTTGCTTAGCCTCATGATATGCGGACTTACTCTCAAATTCCTGCTTCTTACCGTTTACGTCAACGAAAGACCTCCAGTACTCATTCTTCTTAGCCTTGGGTGTGGGGGTCTTGGCCCTCTCAGCCTTGTTCTTAGCCAAAGCCCTATCGTATGCAAACTTTCTGACAAATTCACGCTTCTTACCCTTTACATTGACGAAAGAGAACTTCTCCTTGAGACGAACAGGTGTAGGTGTTTTACCCTTGGTAGCCTTGATGGCTTGAATCCTAGCATTTAACTTGTTCGCAGCCTTCTTCCTCCCACTTTCAATCTTCGCTGCATATTCCATCATATTGGAAGGGGACATCTCTCCGTAGGGTGCGTTAGCCTTGGGGCTTGGACTGGCTGGTTGAATCTCGGGGACTGGGTTGGGGCGTACAGCACCGGGTCTCCTCCGGGGTGCCGGTTTGGCTTTGGGTTTATTCTTGTTAGCCGCAAGTACAGCTGCGGCCCTCTTAATCGCACTGTTCATCTTCTTCTTTCTTTCCGTGGTTGAGAGTTTGGGACTGGGAGTCTTGGTCTTAGCCTTGGGTGTCTTGATCTTGGGAGGTGTCTTAGCCTTAGGAAGCATTTTGAGAGCCTCCGTGACAGTCTTTGGTCTATTTGGTTTCCCCTCACCAGTTAAGAATGGATGCGTCAAAATAGTTTTGAATGTGGGAAGGTTTGCTCGGAGGGCGACGTGGTAATCTGAGAGTAGATATCCCTGGCTGGTGAATTTTCCGTTAAACTCGAGGAACTCTTTGTTTGGTATGAGCTCTTCGATAAAATTTTTAATAGCTCGCTCCTTAGGATTCCCAGGATTTCTCACCTTAACATAAATGATATACAAGAACCTATGAATATCATAGTAAATCGTACCTGGACCTATTCCATGTCCGTATATAC